CTACTACTACGAACATAATTATATATTACCTCATCTACTCAATTCTTAAATAGTAAAGCGGTAGATAAATCTACCGCTTTGACTATACACTATTTACAAACTTTAGAAGTTTGTTATAGAACAGAAACTTTCAGCTCTGTAAATAGGGAAACCTAGTCTCATTGTAAGCCTGATTGCCAATTGATTCTTCGCAAAGAAGTCACTATGACTATCGGATACTGCTAGGTCAACACCTTGTCTCATAACAACGTGTGCAGCTTCGCCACCACCGAATTTACCGACTAATGCGGTACCTTCAGCAATAACAGTTGATGGAACAACTTTTAGACCCCAAACTCTTGGAGCAGCATCAGCACCAAATCCACCTGCAACGACAAACAATGGGTTCTTAGAACCGGATGTTGTTACGTCAGATACGGATGTTACGATTTGATACCAATCTGAAGGATGCATCACAATAGCGTCTGCTTCTGTGAAGGCATCTTTTCTAATTTCTGTAATGGCTTGGTAAATTTGTCCAAGTCTTCCTAATTCACCAGCATATGGTAAAGCGTAATCAAATGTATTGATTCCGGATTTATTTAATATACCTGTTAGGTTTGGAGCAGAACCATCACCATTAATAAGTTGATTGTCCATATTAAGCTTCATCATTGTTGAGAGACGTGAGTTTACATAACCTTGAACACCTGCTACATCTGCTAGTAATTCATCAGTGACTGGCAAGAATGTTGCCATTTTTCTGATGGACTCTGTTCTCTCAGTGAATGCTAATGCACCTTCATTAGATGTACTAATGTCAGCAGCTTCAGCAACTGATCCAGCATTGTTTGTGAAAGTGGTTTCTTCGAGATAGACATATGCATTTTGGTTTGTTTCGATTTGATCGAATAATCCAATAACACTATCTGGATCTCTAAGAGCAGTTTCTAAAATGCCCGGAGTTCTGAGAGACTCTGGCGGATAACCAGTTGTGTTTAAAGTTGTTTTGTACTCGTATGGTGAAAATTCACCTTTAGAATCCACACCTTTAACTCCTTGATTCTTGTATGCATTATATGCATCTGAATCAGTAAGTTGTTCTCCAATTGTTTTAAAAGCTTTAGCTTCTTCAACTTGTGGAACAGGCATTTCATTTACAGGTTCATTATCTATTTCGAGAGCTTTTGCGTTAGCTGCTTTAGATTCTTCGATTTTGAGATCTTCGACCATACCTGCTAAGTCAGCATTAGCTTTTGCAATGCTTTCTTTTTGATCAGCAGTATATTTGCCGTTTTCGTCTGCGCCATCGAAGATATTTTTAAGCTCTTCACGCGATTTTACAATCTGTTCTTTAAGATTGTCAACTTTACTCACTATTATCTCCTATGATAACTATTACTTATACTTCAATGTCTACAGTCTCGGCTATAAGCCTTTGACCTTCGACCCATTCAGCGTCAAAATCTTCGTCAGCTGATTCGCTGTTATCCTCTGGTTCTTCGGTAACTTCTGAGACAGGAATCTCTTCAGTTTCTTCTTCCTCGGAATCGATGTCAGAGACATCGTTGTCGTATTCGTTAACTACCGTATTCTCATCAACGTCTACGTCACCAGTTGGTTGCTCTTCTACTTCTGACTCTGAAACTTCTTCCGCACCGAACTCATCGACAAATGAGTCTAATTCAGCCCAAGCATCGCTGAGATCGTCCTGAACTGCGCGAAGTGCTTCAGTAGCTTTTTCGCCTAATTTTCTACCGTCTTTTTCACGGAGGGACGAAATTGCTTTCGCCCTTGTTATAAGGTTCTCTAATGCAGCAAGCACATCTTTGACCTCTTCAGAAAAAGTCTTATTGACTTCTTCTGAAACTTTTAATTCTTTTTCTTCTTCCTCAGCAGTTTCTTTAGCAATCTCTTCTGCTTCAGGATCTTCTGCTGGAGCTTCCTCAACAGGAGCTTCTTCAACCTCTTCTGGTTTTTCTTTAGGTTCTGGTTGATTCATACTTTCTGTAGTCATAACAGCTTTTTCTTCTGAAAGTTCTTCTAACAACTGAGTATTAGATTTAATAGCCATTGTGTATGTTTCTTGATTTGCTCCAACAAGAACTGGTGATACTTCGTAGACAGTTAGACCTTTAAGAAATCTAACATCTTCTTCTTCATCAGAACCGTCTTTTTTAAATTTACCGTATTCAGAATCATCAACTTTAAAACCGAAAGACCATTGTTGTAATTCACCCATAGCCTTTACTAAGTTATAAGCTTCTCTTCCTGATTCTGTATCCATAAAGAACTGACCTTTGAATGTCGCTTTATCATCGTCTTGTTCTATTTGACCTTTACCAATTGGCATATCCCATTTGTGAGCCCATACCATAGGCACATCTCCTGATTTAAAACCTGATTTGATAGAACCTGCTTTTACAATGTCGCCATCTGAATCTACTTTATCGAATACCGAAAAGACCGCAGCGACTTCGCCTTTTTCGTCATTCTTTATTTCTAAGTCGATTGACTTAATATCAAAATTATCTGACACTTAAACTCCTAAATAAATAAAATTGCCAATTTCATATATAAGTTTATCAGTAGACCTTAATTCTCAACGACTACTTTTAATAGATTTATTTAGTTATGTCAGATATGATTCTTAGACTTGAAATAGGCATTGTTACTCTTCTGTCTGTTCTCTTATGTGAACCGTCTTCCAAGATTTGCCAGACTTGCATAGTAGCTTCTTTATCTGTGTTATTTACAGATACAACTACACCGTGAACTGTTGATGGTGGCTGTGGACTTTTATCTATACTCCAAGATACAGATTGACCTGTTCTAACAGATTCTGCTTTAGTCATACTTTTACTAGAGTTAGGATGTCCTGATGGAAGTAGGTCTGTATCGTATGGTTTTCTTTTAAATTTACCATTTCTTAGTGCGTACAAAAAGCCGTTAACTCTGGCTAACGCCCACTGGTCAGCACCTGAAACATTACCCCTAACTGAACCCGGATTTGTTCTATAAGCACCAACGCCTCTGTTAAATACTTTACCTAAAGTACCTGCAGAAGTTTTATATTTAGCACTACTTGAATTATGATCAGCAGCTTTCTGTCTTAAAATTTTTCTTATTCTAGGAGAGATAGCTTTCATTACCATTTCTGCTTCTAGTTCAGCAGCTTTTTTTCTACGTTCTCTAACAAGTTTTTTTCTTTCGTTAATAACAGCTTTCATAGCTGGAACACCTATGTTAAGAACTCCACCCCATTTGATAGCAGCAATAACACCGTTCAATCTTTTATCATTTTGATGTCTACCCATATAGCGTTCTCTTCTTCTTACCCAGTTAAGAACAGATTCACTTCTATCACCTGATTGATACTTAGTCCAATTTCTAAAAGCATCATTACCAGTAAATGATGTTGGAGGATTACCACCATTGCCAGCCATTCTCCAAATCTCTCCCCAATTCTCTTTTAGATCTTTTGCGTAACCGTATGGGAATTGTTTATACTTTGAATTTGAAATTCTAACTGCTTGATTCATACCCGGACTTGGAAAGTTAGTATCGTCTTTAGCTTTAACAATTAATTTATTGTAATCTTCTTCACTTGAACAAGGCATATAAAATTTACCAGCAGGTCCTCTATCTACTTCGTGATATCCATCACAACCTAATTCCTGTGCTCTAGCTATAGCTTCTTCAGGAGTGGTAAAAGTATTTCTCATAAAAGCTGCTGGAGCTTTTTCTTCTGGACTATTCAATTTATCACCTCTCTCAAACATTGCTTCTGCTTCTTCTAAACTTACTTTTAATTCTTCTATTGCTCTATTTATCCAATGTTTTTTGGTTCTTTCAAAGGATTCGTGTGAACTACAAGGCATATAATAAGTCATACCTTCAATAGTATGTTCGTGATAACCTTCACAACCTATTTCTTTAGCCCTGCGTTCTGCCGCTTCTATCGTATCATACATCCACATATTCCTAGAAGGAGTTGGTTTGATCGTTTGTCTTGTAGATTCAGGTGCACCATCACCTGTGTCCATTACATCTTTCTTTTCTAATTCTTCTTGAGTTACAAATGTTTGATCAATTGTTGCAGCAGGTATTTCTAATGGATCATCTTCACCAACAGGTATTGATTGATCTTCTGCATCTTCTTGAGCAGGTTTACCAGTTGCATCAACTTGTTGCATATTCATTGGTCTTAGGTAAACATTGTGAGAATCATCTGCGGCTAAACCAACTGCATTTCTAGCTTCACCAATTGTTGCCCACCCACCTGAAACAGCAGTGTTCATTCTTTTGTAAAGCTCATCTTGATCTTGTGATAATGCTCTTACATCTTCAACATTATATTTACAATAAACATTGTCATCTTCATCAAACTCAGGAAGTAGCTGATAAGTTAATTCTTCTGCAACTGTTCTCCACAAAGGAACAAGTTTTTGCTCAGTAAAATATTCTCTTAATTCTCTAGTATTGTTGTAGGTCGCTGAATTCAATCCAGCCCCGAGACCGGCGAGCACTGCTGGGACACCCATAACAGCTGCAACTCTTTCTTCAGGTAATCTTCTTAGTTCAATTAAGTTCATATCACTAGGACTAAAAGATACTACGTCTATATTCATAGCTCCAGTAAGAACCATAGGCATACCTCTATTAGCACCACCAAATTTAGATTTATACATCTCTGATATTGCTTCTGCTTCTTCTCTTGTTGGACCACCCATAGCATCTGATGAAGGAGAAAGTATTACACCCGGTATTGCCATATTATGAAGCAAGGCTGTAGAATATTGACCTGCTGCTTCATCTCCTAATATTTCTCTAAGAACTGTTTTAATTGGAGCATATCCTTTTCTGTGATCGTTAGGATCAATTCCTGTTCTGATATGAATCATATCTTTAGGATCTATATCGACAGTATCTGTAGTAGGTGTGTAT